ACTCTATTTGCCTGATAGTTTCTACAACTTCAGTACGAGTTTTGGTTTCTGAGGTAATGGTCCCACTAGTAAAGTTGGGAGTTACGGGTCCAGCATATGAGGGACTTATAACTCCCAGAACTGTAACCAGTCCGAGAGTTATATGTCTCACTTAAATACGCTCAATTCAACGCTACGTTGTGCTGTTCCAGTTGTTCCTGAACCACCAGCAGTAATTGTTGGAACACCAGTTCCGCTTAAAGTACCAGCAAGAGAACCCTTATCTCCACCTAATTGAGTAGTAGAGTTGCTATAAAGGTTGGGAGAAGCAATTGTTCCAGAAGCTGCCGACTGAGAGGTAACATCAACATCTGCAGTAATTGATGTTTCAGAGAAACTAAATGCTTGTCCGTTTGTGTTGATGCCATAAGAACCTGCTCCACCAACTCCTCCAAGAGTTGTTACATTAATATTAGTGCCTGAAACTGCATATGAGGCACCGACTCTCTCTGATTGTACCGCTGCACCCTGAACGCTTAATTGAATGGAGTCAGTGATTTTTGATGTGATTTCACCAGCAAAAGCAGGAGTAGTAAAGAATAACGAAAAGATAAGTGCTAATCTTTTCATTGTTCTGTGAGTAAGGTTTGTAAGTATTTATAGATATAACTTTCAATATTTGACTACTTGTGGTATAATATAAATAAATCGAATTAATTAATTTTTTATGACCGAACAACAAGAACATCTTGCAAATCTTGTAAAGCAAGCACAAGACCTCTCCCTTGAATTGGAAGGACTGCAAACTAAATCTACAGCAAAAAGAGAACTTTTTTTGAAGGTTCAAGGTGCGATTGAGTATCTTACACAAACAGGTGTAACTCTTCCAGAACCAGAACCAGAAGAAATTCCACTTTCAGAAACGGAAGTAGTAGAATAATTTTCAGTCCCCGAAAGGGGACTTTTTTTTGCTTGACACCAGAAGAAAACCGTAGTATGATAAATAGGTAAACAAATGTTACGAAATCCTCATATTTCTTAACATTAATCCTCTACCTAACCGAGACCTATGGGGAGGTTAAACATAGTCTCTCATACCCACAATGGAGGGTGTTGTGGGAAATATTATACTATCCAGTTCCCCCTGGACTTTTATTTACCCTTTAACGAAAAATGACTGCTACAATTGCTCAAAGACAATCTACTAACTCCTGGGAACAATTTTGCCAGTGGGTTACTTCAACCAATAACCGCCTTTATGTTGGTTGGTTTGGTGTTCTGATGATTCCAACGTTGCTTGCTGCAACCACTTGCTTCATTATCGCATTCATCGGTGCTCCCCCAGTGGACATTGACGGTATTCGTGAACCTGTTGCTGGTTCACTCATGTACGGAAACAACATCATCTCTGGTGCTGTTGTTCCTTCAAGTAACGCAATCGGACTTCACTTCTATCCTATCTGGGAAGCAGCAAGTCTTGATGAATGGCTTTATAACGGTGGACCTTTCCAACTTGTTGTATTTCACTTCCTCATTGGCATCTATTGCTACATGGGTCGTGAATGGGAACTCTCATACCGTCTAGGTATGCGTCCTTGGATTATGGTTGCTTACAGTGCTCCTGTTGCTGCTGCATCTGCCGTATTCCTGGTTTATCCTTTTGGACAAGGTTCCTTCTCTGATGCAATGCCTCTGGGTATCTCTGGTACTTTTAACTACATGCTTGTGTTCCAGGCAGAGCACAACATCCTGATGCACCCCTTCCATATGCTTGGAGTTGCTGGTGTCTTCGGTGGTTCTCTGTTTAGTGCGATGCACGGTTCGCTGGTGACTTCTTCACTGGTTCGTGAAACAACTGAAACTGAATCGCAGAACTACGGTTACAAATTCGGTCAAGAAGAAGAGACTTATAACATTGTTGCTGCTCACGGTTATTTTGGACGCCTTATTTTCCAATATGCATCGTTTAACAACTCTCGTTCACTGCACTTCTTCCTTGCTAGCTGGCCCGTTGTAGGCATCTGGTTTACTGCTCTTGGTGTATCCACGATGGCTTTTAATCTCAATGGATTTAATTTCAACCAGTCGATTACTGATAGTCAGAACCGTGTCATTCCTACTTGGGCTGATATTCTGAATCGTGGTGGACTCGGGATGGAAGTTATGCATGAGAGAAACGCACATAATTTTCCTTTGGATTTGGCAGCCGTTGAAGCAACTCCTGTTGCTCTAACTGCACCAACTATCGGTTGATATAAAATCAAAATAATGGTATAATAAGGGAACTCTTCGGGGTTCCTTTTTTGTATAAAAAAGCATTATGACTAAAAAACTTATCTCATTAGAAGAGCATAATAGAATTGCAACGCAGATTAACGAGACTGGAGGAAATGGAATTGCTTGTCCAACCTGTGGTAATGAATTGTTTGATTCTCCTAATAACATAGTTTTAACTAGTTACCCTCCACAGTATCTTACTTTTTGTAGAAACTGCAATTATAAAGGAACTAGATACTAATGATAAACCCAATAATTAAAAGCACCAATAATATGAGTCACAATCCTCAACACGAACCTATGGAATCCTGGATAATCTGGGCAGGCGTAGGTATTATGATGTTCACAGTTATCATATTCGTCATATTTACTCTTTCAGTAATGTATTTTTAAGAATATGTTTTTCATTCTCACAGTCTTCATACTCTTCGGAATCTTTATGTTTATAATGTCAGTAACACAAGACCTCTAAGAATCCTACATATAAAAGAACACAGTATAATGGGTGGAGATTAAAATGAGTTTAAATTTTGATACAGTCTTCGTCAGTGATGTTCATCTTGGGACTCCAAGATGTGATACTGAAAAATTCTATAATTTTCTTAAAAACTTAAAAACCAAAAAGTTAGTATTGGTTGGTGATATTATTGATATTCACTGCATGGAAAAATATAATACCCTTTGGACAAAGGAACATACAAAATGTGTTCATCAAATTTTAAACTTGGCAAAGAAAGGAACAGAGGTCATTTATATTCTTGGAAATCACGAAGCAGAAATTCGTCGTTATTGTGATTTTGAACATAAGAACTTCAGAATGGTAGAAGAATATACACACAAGGACTCAAAAGGAAATAAATTTCTTTGTGTTCATGGTGATAAGTATTCGGAGTATTCTTCTGGATCTTGGAAGCAGTTGATGTTTAATAAGGGATATGAGATTATTACACCATTAAGTTTTTGGTTAGAGAGGTTCTTTAAATTTTCTCTAGTCTATGCTTTGAAGAATACAGTGAAAGGAAAAAAATATATCAATCAATATGAGACTGATATTGCATCATATTGTATTCAGAGAGATAAAAAATATGATGGTGTAATTTGTGGTCATATTCATCATGGAAATGTTAGATATTTTAATAAACTTTTGTATATGTGCTGTGGTGATTGGTGTGATACGTGCTCTGCGATTGTAGAAAAAAATGGAATCTACTCACTTGAAAAATATAAATGATCAGTTCGGAAACACCTTATAAATTCGCAGAGATTATCAGGGATACTTGGCCTGGTCTTTACAGAAAACCAGAACCATTTTATAATGAAGAAAAGGAATTAGAAAATGAAGAAGTATAACGAAGATTATTTTTCAGTTATTGACACTAAGACTGGAAGAAAGATTGTTGATTGTGGTGATGAAATAGACGCGCTGACAATGGTTGCGTTTGATCCACAAAACCGAACGATTACAAGAAATAAAATTCTGATGAGTCCTGTAATTGACATTGAGATTCCAAAGGCACTTCCAACCAGTTTGATTGATACTACTGGTTACAAAGAGCATCAGGATAATTGGATGGTGGAAAAAATTAATGAACTACCACAAATTAAACTACCACAAGGTCAAGGAGATCCTGTGGTTGTATGAATCACAGAAAACATAAGCAATCAAAAAAGCTTAAAAAGAAAAAGATGTATACACCTGAGGGTTATCTTGGAGACCCCCCAGATGCTAAATGTCCTTACTGTGGGGAATCTGGAAAATCTTGTTCTCATGTAAATAGTCTAAGTCGTGCTTGGGCACAAGATGCTTGTAAGAAAAAATATGATGAGAAAAATATTACTGATTTTTGAGAGAGATCGAGATATTACTTATACTGATGAGTTTTATTACATCTACATTACTCTTAAGGAACTTATAGAAGTGATTAAGACTAATAATAAATAAAAATAAGTTGCTAAACTTTATGGAACTTTACACTTCTCCACAAGAATATCTTTTTAATCTTAAAACTTTATCAAATCAAGAAGCAAAACGATTGTGGAGAAAATCAATTAAAGAAAAATGGAATCATCAATGTGCTTATTGTGATTCTGATCAAAACTTAACAATCGATCATATAGTTCCACAAGCAAAAGGTGGAAGTGATTTTATTACAAATGTTATTTGTTGTTGTGAATCTTGCAATCGTGATAAGGCCCACACTGATTGGGAAACTTGGTATTATAATCAAGACTTCTTTACAGAAGCAAAAAGAAATGCTATAGTAAATTGGATGAACGATAAAGAAAAACAACCTTTATATAGATATCGTCAACGTAGAAATAATGCTTCTTAATTTTTAAACCCTTATTAATAATTCTTATGAGTTTCACAGTTTATTCAAAAAAAGGTTGTCCTTATTGCGACAAAATTAAAATGGTTCTAAATGATTTGAGTATCAAGAAAGGATATCCAGTCATTTGTTATGAATTGGGAACCCAATTCACAAGGGAAGAATTCTATGCTGAATTTGGTGAAGGATCTACATTTCCACAAGTTGTTTTTGAGCAAAAACATATTGGTGGATGTAGTGATACTGTAAAGTACTTACAAGAGAACAATATGTTTTGATGGGTACTATAAATAATTCTGGAAGAACAAACATCAATCGTGGTGTTGAATTAATACTTCGAAAAAAAGGAGGGACAAATCAACCAGAATTGGATTCTAGAAAGTTCAGTTTTGGAAAAATGTTTTCTCTTTTTAAACGAGAGATACATTTTAAAATTGAACTAAGAATGATAAAAAAAACGTAGTCTCTTGGAGAAGAAAAATGTTAGCATCAGAACTCACCATTTTTTGTTTATTAACTTTTTTATTTTTATTAGTGGGTGGAGTAATAGGTTGGCTAACGAAATCTCATTTGTATGAAAATCAAATGAGACAAATTTATACACATCCTGAAATGTTTGATGAAAATGGTAATCTTATACCAGATGAAATTTTAGCAGTACGATTTGAAAACGATTATGACGACAACGACGACGAAGAAGACAGAGACTGAACTCGAAATTCTTCCTACAAATCCATTTGTGTTTGAAATCCTTGCTCTTGCTTCAAAACAAAGGTCAAAGGCAAAGAAAGTAGAAGTACTTAAAACATACGAACATGATTCATTGAAAGCAATTTTTATTTGGAATTTTGATGAAACCGTAGTATCTGTTTTGCCAGAAGGTGATATTCCTTACTCTAATCTTAAAGAAGATTTTAAAGTAAGTGGAAATCTTTCTGATAGAGTAAAACAGGAAATTGAAACTATGGAACACTATTCCACTACGTCGATGGGAACAATTCAAGATAGAAGTGGCAAAACAACTCTTCGTAAAGAATTTACGATGCTTTATAATTTTGTCCGAGGTGGTAACGATAGTTTAAGTTCTATTCGTAGAGAAATGATGTTTATTAATATGCTTGAAGGACTTCATCCTCTGGAAGCAGAAATTGTTTGTCTTGTAAAAGACAAAAAACTTGAAAGTAAATATAAAATCAATAAGGATATTGTTTCTGAAGCATATCCTGATATTCAATGGGGTGGAAGGTCCTAATTACAAGGAAAATAATTATGAATATTTTGAAAAAAGATTGCGATCCAATTGATGCAAAAGATGGAAGTCTTCCTATCAACTCTTATCTTGTAACGTATGTTGTAAAAGATACAGAAAAATATGATATAGTACAAGCAGGTGGTAAAGTAGAAGTTTTTGATACTTATTATGATGAATATGGAAAGGGAGCACTCAAAGAAATTAAATGGACTAACGGAAAAGTAAGTCCAAAGATGTATGGGTATGTTCCAAAAGAAACAAAAAAACGCAGATAAAAGTAGCAGCACGATACAGTAAAAGTATTTGTTGCTACTTTTTCATTTTTATACTAATATATACAGTACGTTCAACCCATTTTGGGTCGGAAGTAAGCCGACGCGGAACGGATCGTTCATCTATGGAAACACTCTTACTTAGTTGCCTTCAGGCACAATTGATTATTGGAAGAGTTATGAAGGCAAATATGCCTCCACAAACTCGTAATGATTTAATTTGGGAAATCAAACAGATTACTCCCAAAAGGTGTAAAATAGACGCAAACGCCGACTGAAGGAACGCTCTTTAATTTAAACAACTAAGGAGAAAACCTAATGTCACAAGTGGTATATCGTGGTGTCCCTTATGACACCGAATTACGTAACCAAAAACAAGATCAACAA